TACTTTTATTAGAAAAAATAAAGTATTAGAAAGTTTATTAGAAAGTAAAGGTTATAACAAAGATGAATATTGGGATCAAATGTTAAGAGATAATGGTTCAGTAGTAGGGTTACCTGATACTATTTTATCACCAGATGAAAAAGAATTATTTTTAACATTCCCAGAAATTAATCAGTTAGAATTAGTTAGACAAGCAGCTATTAGACAAAGATATATTGACCAAACTCAATCATTAAATTTAAGTTTTGATGTAAATGATTCACCAAAATGGATTAATCAGGTTCATATTGAAGCATGGAAATTAGGAGTTAAAACCTTATATTATTTAAGAACAGATTCAGTAATTAAAGGTGATCTAGGTTCTAGACAAGCTGATTGTGTTTCATGTGACGGATAATATTTATCATTAGATGAATTTTATATTAAAATATATTAAAAAAATGTTATGCCCTCTACTAATCCTAGGGGGTATTTTATCTATCAGTGGACAAACATTTACTCACTCAGGTTATATCTATGGATCAAACGCTACAGGTATACAGGGTGTACAAGTACAGTTGTATAGTAGAACCACACCTACTTTAACAGGATTTACAAACCAACAAAATTATAACGGTCATTCCTATTATAGATCAACAAGTTCAATGACATGGACAGCTGCAAGACAGGCTTGTGCTAATATGGGAGGATATTTAGTAACTGTAACTACACCTGCTGAAAATAACTTTATATATAGTTTATGGTCTGATGGATGGATAGGATTAACAGATGAAGTAGTGGAAGGTCAATGGAGATGGGTAAATGGAGAGCCTTATACTTGGGGAAACTGGAACCCTGGTGAACCAAATAACGCTGGTAATGAAGACTATATTCAATTTGTAGGAAATGGGAAATGGAATGATTTACCTAATGTATCATTACCTTATGTATTAGAATTTGATTATATAGTAACTTTTACACCCTGGACTCTATTAACAACAGCTACAACAGATGCTACAGGAAGATATGTATTTTCAACATCTACAAATCCTTCTGTAGAATACTATATAACATTTACTCCTCCAACTTTACCTACATTACAAATAAGTGATGCTCAAGTTTCAAATAATGTAGCGTTAGGATCACTAGCTTTAAGAAGTAGAGACTTTTTTAGATTTGATACTAACAATGATGGTAGAGTAACAATATCAGATACTTATTCAATATTTGCTAGAAGAAATGGACTAATGAACTCGTTTGCGGCGTCACCTCCAGACAGTAGAATATTTACTACATCCCAGTGGAGTACAATTAATGGAAGTACATCAAACCTGAAAGGAACATTCCCAGGAGTACAATCCGTAACAATAAACAATCCTGTATCAGGAGGGGTTTCAAGTTTTTACATAACAAGGATAGGATACAATAATTAATAAATATTTATCACAAATATAAAGTGTAAAATCACTAGGTTTTATTAAACATTTAACTTAAACAAAAAGAAATGAAAAAATTACTTTTAACTTTAAGTTTGGTTCTAGTAACATTTATGGGATTTGCACAAACTACTGCACCTGATGCTACTAAGCCTTACTTAATCTTTGACGCTAGTTACAATCTAGCACCAATTGGAGCAACACCTACGAACGTTGCAATTTATTATGATAATGCTGGTTCTACAGCTATCAAAGCAGTACAGTACAGATTTTGGTATGACAAAAACGTATTTGCTTCTCCAACAGTAACTTATACAGGAACTGAAACAAACCATTATTTCCAAACATTAGTAAATGCTACTGAAGGGAATGTAACAGTTACATGGGTTTACACAGGAGCAGATGCTGCTTTCAATATTGCTGATGGAGCAATGTTCAACGTAGCTTTACCATTTAAAGCCGGTTATACTAACGGAGCAGTAACCGCTATGGCATTTACAGGAGCAACAGCTTACCCTGCTTATGGTACCCTAGCAAATGGAACTGATACAACATTAGGGTTACAAAATTATGGTGGAGCATTTACTGAACCAGTATTTAATTATGCCGCTACAATGTTAAACTCACCAACTAACCCAGCTTCAGATGTACCAGTTATCTTACAAAAATCTTCAAACGGAACAACTTGGGTAGATGTAATGACTGTTAACACAGCAGCTACAACAGGAGTAGCTTCATTTACAACTAACTTAGATCAAAACTACTGGCAAATTAGAGTTAAAGTAAATCCAGGTCTTACAGCACCAGATGCTTTATCAGCTGCAGATGCTGACATGATGGCTCAACTTGCTACAGGATTACAAACACCAAATGGAACTCAATTCTACACTGCCAACCCTAACCAAGCAAACGGAATTACAATTTCAGATTCATATACATTATTTTCTAGATTAGCTCAAGGTTTAACAACTTACCCAAACAACCCAGATGTATTATTCTTTACAGAAGCTCAATACACTCAAATTGCAGCTGCTACAACAAGTTTATCAGCTACAATACCAGGGGTATCAACATTTACTTCAGCTAATATTAATAATACAACAGCTGCTAATTACTATCTGTTAGTATTAGGAGACGCAAACGGAACAGGACGTAATTAATATGTTACGCTATATAATCATAGCACTGTTATCAATAAATTCACTTTACTCCCAGGTACAATTTCAAGTGCCTGGGATTACAGTGTCTCCATCTAATACTATTGATTTACCTGTAACAATTCAAACAAATGGAAATGCTGTAGGAAGTTTAGAATTTGCTTTAAATTATGATCAAAGTATTCTACAATTTTCAGAAATAATATTATCCGAAAAAGCACAGACTTGGTTAACTTATACAATGGATACAGGAAGTGGTAAAGTAAGATGGGGAGGATATGATAAAACTCATGGACAATATACTATAACAGCTCCAACAGAATTATTTATATTAAAATTTACAGTACTTAATCCTAACTGGACTACAACTCCTATAACTGTAGGAAGAAAGACAGCCGGAGATGTACAGGGATGGGATATTGCTGTAACTAATACAAATGGGTATATAAATTATAATAGATTTGCATCTCCTTTAGATGAAGATGGTATTAATGGGCGAGCATATCCTGTACCTACAAATGATATTGTGACAGTAGATTTATCTTTACCTGTAAGTGGAGACTATAATATAATAATATACGACTTAAATGGAAGTATATTACATAATAAAAAACAACGTTTTGCAAAAGGAAATAATTCAATTCAAGAAACTTTACAATTTTACCCTAGTGGTATCTATTTATTACAGATAACAAATACTAAATTTGTTAAAACATTTAAACTTATAAAAAATTAAAACCATGTCAGAAGAAACAAACAACGAAGGAGGATTATCAGGATTGAAAAAAACCATTATTGGAACTCTAGGAACTATTGTAACAGCAGGAGGAGTATGGTTAACAACTCAACTTGGTGGAGGCCACTCAGAAGATAAAGAAGAAGTAAAGACAGAACAAGTAGCTCCCGCACCTGCAGCAGCACCTGTTGTTATTAACTTACAAAATAATAATACTAATCAACAAAAACAATCAGGAGGTACACATACTGTTGTTAAGGAAAGAGTAATTGAAAAACCAGCAGCTCAACCAGCTCCTGCAGCTCAACCTGCTCAAAAAGAATCATGGTAAAAAAAGTACTTTATATAATATTTTTATTATTTAGTATAATAGGCTCTGCTCAAACCATAGGGTCTGTTAAGACTGAAGAATACAAAGCTGATTTTGAAAAGAAACAATCATTGGATGTGGTATCTGATTATACTGGGGATGTTATCATTCCTATTCAGATTCTTAAAATTGGTATCAACGAAGAGTTGTACGAAATGTACCCGGAACTAAAAGATAAAAGAGTTGGTTTAGGAGTATCAAATATAGTATTAGAGTATTTAGAGTCTACAAATAGATTTAAATTTACAGAAGACAGAGAAGAAATAAAACAAAAAATGATTGCTCAACATATAGCTTCTGCTAAAGGTATATCAGAAAATAAAATAGAAGTTAAAGGAAATGTTATATTAGCAAAGTATTTTGTTTATATAGAAGTTTATGATTTCAGTATAGGTGAAGATGAAGAAGTTTCAACTTCAGGAGCTGAAATAAAACAAAAAACAATATTAGGGTTACAAGTAAGATTTGTGGATGCACAAAGCGGTGAAATAATTACTGGATCAGGATCCGGTGAAGCAGTTACAGTGAAGAAAGCCAATCTACTAGACGGACTCGACGATATTAAATTCAATCAATCAACAATCGGAGTATCTACCAAAAAGTCATTAGAAACTGCTTCTTCAAGAGTCGTAAGTAAAATGATTAAAAAGGGGATATTTCCAAACTAATGAAAAAATGGATTTTATTATTTTTACTATTATCAACCCTGACTTCTTGGAGTCAGTACACCTATACTTACAAAGACCCTTGTACCTTAACATTAAAAAGTGTATTCGTACCTGCTGGAGGTGGTGTAATGGTAAACTATTTTGATAATCAAAATACATTTACCGCAAATGACTTCTCTTCAGGAGTCTTTGACAACTGGATAACTCAAGTATCCCAACAAAATTCTAATTCACCATGTGAATCTGTAACTACTGCTATTGTAAACAGTATAACTAATGTAACAGTAGCTAATACATTAACTGTTGTTACAAATATAATATCAGTAACAAATGTAGCTCAATCTGTAGCAACCATAGGAGGATCTATGGGAAGTTCTATGACAGCTACAGCCGGAGGCGTAACAAACTCCTCACAAAGTGAAGGAGGTAGTACTAATCAAAACTCAAAAAATGACAAAAAATCAAATAGCAATACACCTACAGGAACGAATACAGGAACTGTTGGAACAAGCCCAACAGGTAACCAAAATCAAGGAGGCCAAACCAATTCTAACCCTTCTGGAGGAACACCTTTACAACCTTCAACAGGAACACCTCAACAAGGAGGAGAGACTACAAATCCAAATCAACCAACTTCAACAGGAAGTTCAACGTCTGAGTCATCTGTAGAAGGATCAAGTGGTAGTGGAAGTAACTTAGCTAATTCTTTATCAAACTCAGTAGATGGAGGATCAGCAGATGGGGGAAGTACATCTGGAAGTGGAGGTAAAAAATCTAATTCAGCTGCTAAAAGTGTAGGAAGTTTAATTGCTTCTGGGGATATAGTAGCTATTGCCAATACTAACCAAACCCAAAATTTTAGATTTGTAGGAAGTATAACTCATGCCAATACTAGAGGAACTAGAATTAAAGGAGCATTATTTAATTTTACCTCAGGTGTTAATAATTTGAATGTTACTTTTTATAAGTCTTGGATTAATAAATCTAAAAAACTAAATACAGTAGGCGCTCAATCCTTTATGATGGATTTTGATAAAAATTTCTTTAGTACAACTACTGTATTAGAATCCTATAAAGTAAGTAATAAACTGACAGGAATGTTTGGGGTAAACTTTACAGCAGGAAAAATGGGAGAAAGAGCTTTACTAAATATGTCTGCTGTAGGTGGAGCACATAGTAGTTTTAAGGTAAGTAATAGAATTAGTACCAGCGTACTTGTATTAGGGGTATATTCTCCATTCACCCAGTTCTATGAAGGTAAATGGTGGGATGCAGGAATAATAGTAGTACCATTTAATTCATGGGATTTAAAAATAACTAAGACATTTAAGTTTAATATAAGTTTTACAGGAGTATATGAAGCAGGTAAAGAATTCTTAAATTATCAAATATTAACAGGAGGCAAATTAAATTTTTAAATTATGAAAAAATTATTTTTATTATTACCTTTATTATTCTTATTATCAGCTGACACTGCTATTAAAGAATGCTATAAAGTAACAAAAGTGTCTTCACAAGTTGAAGCACCAGAAATGAAAAAAGAAAGAGTTGTATTCGGTATTAAACAAATGACCGAAGAAATTCTATCTGAAAAATATGATATATGTGAAGATGGAACTCCAGTTGAAGTAGAAGTACTATCAATTGAAGCACCTTCTACAAATACATCTTTAGGTCCATTCTCTAAAACTAAAAAAATTACTATTGTAAAATTAAGACTTGTAATAGGAAAAGAGGAATACTGGGGTCAAGGAGAAGCAAACGTAACAGTTCAATCAACTTTCTTAGATTTGAACGACGATAATTTACCATTTAATAAGACTGCATTCTCAGGAGCTGTTAAAAAGGCTTTAATAGAAGCAGTTGATGAAATAAAATCTTAATACGTATAACAAAGTATTGTTATATCTAATTAGTTATTTATTTTTAACTTAAAAACAAATATAATATGGGATTTTTCAGTATTTTTAAAAAATCAAATGATTACAATGAAAAAGTTGTAATTGGATTTATGTCATTTATGGTAATGGTAATTGCCATTGTAGTAGACCTTGTAACAGGTTATATGGGTAAAGCATTAGAATTAAATGAGTACATCTTTGACGCATTTATGTACATCACATTAGGTTCATTCCTTCCAGATGTATTAGAAAAATTTGCAGCAATGAAAAATGGTGGTAAAACAAATAACGAAGAATAATTATGAGTTTAAAAAGTTTACAAGAAAAAATAGGAGTAGCAGCAGATGGAGCATTTGGTCCTGGTACTATGAAAAAAGCAATGGAGTTTTATAAATTAACTCCTGTAAGAGCAGCACATTTTTTTGCACAAACAGCTCACGAAACAGGTGGTTTTAAAGCATTCTCTGAAAATTTAAACTATTCAGCACAAGGACTTCAAGGTATCTTTGGAAAATACTTTCCAGGTAACTTAGAAGAATCTTATGCTCGTCAACCAGAAAAGATTGCCAATAGAGTTTACGCATCAAGAATGGGTAATGGAGATGAAGCATCAGGAGATGGATTTAAATTTAGAGGAAGAGGTGCTCTTCAATTAACTGGAAAAGATAATTATAAAGCATTTTCAGATTATTTGAAAAAACCAGAGATTATGACAAACCCTGATTTAGTAGCAACAACTTATTCATTTGAATCAGCAATGTTTTTCTTTGATAAAAATAAATTGTGGTCAATTTGTGATCAAGGAATTAATGATGCAGCAATACTAGCTCTTACAAAAAGAATTAACGGTGGTACTCACGGGTTAGAGGATAGAAACCAAAAAACTAAAAAGTATTACGAATACGTTAAATAGTAAAATACAAGATGAAAACTTCACTTTTAATTACATTATCATTGACAACAGCGTGCGCATTTATAGGTTCATACTTTATGAATCTAACAGCAAATAACATCGAACAATATCTTTCAGTAGCATTTGTAATATTTGCTGATGGATTCTTTGGCGTATGGGCTGGAGTTAAAAGAGAAGGATTCAGAACTTATAAAGCATTAAGTGTACTAAAAACTTTTATATTTTGGATAGTAATGCTTTCAGCTATATTAACAATAGAAAAAGGATTTACGGGTACAGCTTGGTTAAGTGAAACCATTATGGCTCCGTTTTTAGTATTTCAATTAATAAGCATATTAAAAAATGCTTCAATGGTTGGAGTAGTTAAAAATGAGTTACTAACTCAAATCTTAGATAAGTTAGATAAACATAAGGGGCAACGAGAATAATTATAAAGATAGGTTGGATTAGTTCCAACCTTTTTTTATATTTATCAACATGACAAAATTAAAACAAAGTATATTCCCGTTTCTGATAGCATTCGCTGCTTTATCAGTATCAGCCTCAGCTGCATTTTATTCAGTTAGTGGGTTAAGTAAATTATTTGCTGGTGCTTCATTAGAAGTAATTGTAATGGCTAGTTCATTAGAATTTGCAAAATTAGTTATTGCATCTCTTTTATATCAATATTGGGATTCAATAAATAAAGCACTTAGAACTTATCTTTCAATAGCTACTGTAGTATTAATTTTAATTACTTCAATGGGTATTTATGGGTTTTTATCTGCTGCCTACCAAGAAACAGCTAATAAAGCAGGTAGTGTAGATGCTCAAGTTGAATTATTGGAAACTAAAAAACAAAACTTCATACAACAACGAGATTTATATAATACAGAAAAAACCAATTTAGTACAAGGTATTACTCAATTACAATCAGGTTTAGCTAATAATAAAACCTCATATGTTGATAAAAAAGGTAGATTAATTCAATCAACAAACTCAACTAACACAAAATCATTTGATAAACAATTAGACAGATCAAATACCCGCCAATCTGAAATATCAGCTAAATTAGATGTTATAAATGACTCTATATTTAAATTAGACACTAAAATAGTAGAAACTAAAACTAATAGTGATACTGCAGGAGAACTAGGACCCCTAAAATATTTATCTAATCTTACAGGTACTCCTATGGATCAGATTATTAATTATCTTTTATTGGTAATTATATTTGTATTTGATCCTTTAGCTATATCTTTAGTAATAGCAGCTAACTTTGCTTTTTCACAAGCCTTTCCTAAAAAAAATTATAAAGAAAATCTATATGGAGAAAAAGAAGAGATTAAATTAGAAGATATTTTTAGTCCTGAAAAAAAAGCTAATCTTAAAGAATTTATTTCAAAACATAAACAAAAACAAAATATTATTGATATGATGAAAGCTGATGAAGTAGATGAATTATATAATGAAGCTGAGAATGATGAAAGAATGAATATTATAGGACAAAATGGTAATGATGGAATACATTATGAATTAAATGTTTTAGATACAAATAAAGATGGAGTAATTGATGATGAAGAAGTTAAAACTGCCCAATCACGACTTGTTCAATTATATCACTTACTTAATTCTAATATATCTTCATGGAGAAGAAGAAAAATTCAAAACGAAATTAATACACTTAACTCAGCCCTAAATGACGACGAAACAAAAACTTATTAGCCTATTATTATTATTCCCCCTATTATTATTTGGGCAATTAAGAGATAGTGTTTATGTAAAAACTGATATTTATGAGGTAATGTACTCTGAGACATTAGAACAACCACTTTGGGTAAAATATCAGGTAATGTACTGGAGCAGGAGCATCTAGAAAAGGTATGGATTTTTATACCGTAAAAGATATTAAAACATCAGATGCTAAAGATTATGAAAAAAATGAATGGGACAAAGGTCATGTAGCACCAGCTGCTGATTTTAATTGTACTAAAGAAATGTTATATAAAACATTTTCATACTTAAACTGTACATTGCAGCATGAAAAATTAAATCGAGTACATTGGAGACTTTTAGAAGATTATGAGAGATTATTAGCATTTATTGAAGGCCCAGTAAATGTTGAAGTTAAAGTAATATTTGATAAACTCCCTAAACGAGTAAGTACCGGCGCTGCTATTCCAACTGCTTTTCTTAAGATAATAAAAACAAAAACTAAAACAATTAAATTTTATTTTAAAAATGAACCACCAACAAAACCAACATTTGTTAATTATCAAGTAAAATAATTTAAAAGTATATACAAAAAAATTAGGCTCCCATAGGGAGCCTTCATATATTTACCACATAATAATTAAAACAAAAACATATGAAAAAAGTAATTCCACTTGTTGGAATAGTGCTTATGGTTGCGGGGTTGACCGAGTTACTAGATTTAACATTTTATTTAATGAACCAATCAGATACATTTGTATTTAATTTAGGGTTGGTATCTTTAGCGTGTATTTTTATTGCATTCGGTTTTTTAGGAATGTATACGTACAAATACCTTTCTACGTTTAAAGAAGAAGAAAAAGAAGAAATAGAACAAAATAAAAACAATTAATTATAAATTAAATTTAAACAACAAGTTATGAACAGAATTTTAGTAGTATTAGGGTTAGTAGTGTTATTGGTAGTGGGAGTATTCTCATGTGAACGTATTGACGCAGGTCATGTAGGTGTAAAAGTGAATCTATATGGTTCAGGTAAAGGGGTAAGTGATGTTACAGAATGTACTGGATTAGTATTTTACAATCCTATGTCAACAAAGATCTATGAATTTCCAACTTATATTCAACACAAAGAGTATAAGAAATCAGATGAAGGAGACAATTCATTCATTGTAAATAGTAAAGATGGATCTGAATTCAGTGTATCACCTATTATGAATTACTCAGTACAGAGAGATAAAGTACCAGCTATCTTTGCAAAATATAGAAGAAGTCTACCAGAAATTGAAGAAGGATTCTTAAAAACGGCCGTGTACGATGCCTTTAGATTAGCAGCAAATAAATATACAGCAGATGGATTGATTTCAAATAGAGAAGTATTTGAGGTTGAAGTAAGAAGAATATTAGTATCACAATTAGAGAAAGAAGGATTTATACTAAATCAATTTACATCAAATCTAATCTATCCAGATTCATTTAAGAAAGCTATTAATGCTAAGAACAATGCAGTACAGTCAGCTTTAATGGCCGAAAATAAAGTTAAGCAAGCAGAAGCAGAAGCTAAAATCAAAGTAGCAACAGCAAATGGTAATGCTGAAGCATTACTAGCAAATGCAAGAGCTGAAGCTGAATCAAATAGATTGAGGCAACAAACATTAACACCAATGTTAATCCAACAACAATGGATTGAGAAATGGAAAGGTAATGTACCAACAACACAATTAGGATCAGGTACTAGTGTATTGTATGGTTTAAAATAATTTAAAAATAAATGTGCGAAAATTAGGCTCCCCAAGGGAGCCTTCGTACATTTACTAGATAAATGAATAATCAATTAAATAATAAAGGTTATGGTAAAAATGTATAATCCCGTCTTAACTAGACCTCAGTTAGAAAAAGAACTATCTAAATTGCGTAAATTAAATTATAATGCTTTTCGATGGTGGAGAATGTACGACGTTAAATCTCCTAAATTACATCACCGTTGTCCCTTAATTGATCGTATTAAAAATGGTGATTTTGATTATTCACATTACAAATACCAAGTTGAATGGTGTGAACACGAAATGAACGATATATGGGATCAATGTCGTCCGGATATGCAAATGTTTGTAGAAAAAACTTCATTATTAAGATCTCGTAGAAAACGTTTAACTGATGATTTTAATAAAGATGAAGCAGAAAAACTTGAAGTAGTTATTAAAGCATTTGTTGAGTGCTTTAGTTGTACTAAAGAACAAGTTTACGAAGAAATTGATAAATGTAGTGGAACCCTAAAAGATCTTTATTATATTATAGAAAATAAATACAGTCATCCTATTTCATCATTGCCAAATTATTTTAATAAACCTAGAAGAGGACGACCAGCTAAATTACAAGCATAATGAAAATTTCACATGAAGTACCTAGGTGTTTATTATCAATATCACCTGAATTTAATGATTACGATTACTGTCTTCCTCACTTAATGGATGAAGATGAACAATATCGACAATACTTCTATGACGCTAAAGCGAATGGAAGATATATCGTAATGGACAATTCATTACATGAATTAGGTCACGCTTATGATCACGATCGTTTATTTTATTGGATGAATGAAATTAAACCTAATGAATTTATTGTTCCTGATGTTTGGATGGATAAAACAGCAACTTTAGTTAATGCAAAATACTGGAAACAATATAAATATCCAAAAGAAACAACACCCGTTGCAGTAGTTCAGGCTAAATCATATGGTGAAGCAGTAGAATGTTACACGATATTACGTGATTTAAAATACAGAAAAATAGCATTTTCATATGGTGCTGATTGGTATGCTGATTTAGTTAATTTACCAAATAAAACGTTAGCTAAAGCGATAGGACGCATATATACTATATCAAAAATGTATGAAGATAAAATTATAGCATCTAAAGATAGAGTACATTTATTAGGTTGTTCTGTACCTCAAGAATTTGGTTGGTATAATAGTTTTTCATTTAT